CCAACTGTACCAGTTGTTCCTGCTTGAGTAGATAATGCATGATGTCCTATTGCTGTACTATAATCTCCATCGTCTTCATAATATAATGAACCATTACCAACAGCAACATTTCCTATCCCTGATGTTAAACCTTGAAGACATTCAGACCCAATAGCAACTGTATTAGCTGCATCATTGTGGTTAATATTTTGACCAGCAGTATATCCAATTAAAACAGTACCACTTTGTGTGTCCATAGCCGTACCAGCATTTTTCCCTATGACTACATTGTTCCCCCCAGATGTGATTGCATCACCTGCTTCTGAACCTAATGCTACATTGTTGTCACCAGTTGTAAGAGCTGTTAAAGTTGCTCTTCCCACTGCTGTATTATATTCTCCATCGGTACTACCATTTACACCAGTACCTGAATTATCTCCTACAAAAGTATTAAATCCACCAGTTGAAAATTCTCCAGCTGCAGCTCCGACAGCAGTAGTTCGTATAGTGGTTGTTATTTTTGAACCTGCATCAGCACCAATTAATGTATTCTGTGCCCCAGTTGTTAAATCATTTCCTGCGTTCCAACCGACACAAGTTGCCCATCCATTTGATTCGAGAGCAGCTCCTGCTTGATATCCAATAAGTGTACTCTTAAATGCAGTTGAAGCTGTAGCACCAGCCTGATATCCAACAGCAACATTCTCAGCACCTGAAGTAAGTGCAGTAAGAGCATCATATCCGATTGCTATTTGACCTACTGAGGTATTTGTACCAGTAGCGTCAAGAGCATTAGAGCCAATGGCAATATTACTTGAAAATGGAACTGCACTCCCTCTTGAACCAGCTAATGCAGCTTGATAACCTATAGCAATGTTGTCATTAGTAAAAGCATCTGCGTGAGTTGCTTTTAAATTTCCTAGAGCAATATACCCAATACCAATATTTCTATTTCCAGCACTATTAGAACTACCACTACCTACCAAAGAGTTTAATGAACCTGCGCCTATTGAAACATTATGTTCGCCTATTGTTAAAGAACCTAATGAATTGTATCCTAAAGCAGTATTATTACTTCCAGTTGTTATAGCGTTAGAAGATACTCCACCAACTGCTACATTGTTATCACCAGTAGTAATTGCTGTTCCCGATTGATACCCGACAGCAACATTCTCACTACCTGTCGTAAGCGACCTTAATGATTCTCTTCCTATTGCTATTGTATTATTTGTTCCAGTAGTAGTAGAACCACCACCTTTAAAGGATTCCCATCCTATAGCTACAACACCATCTATTGCTTGACCAGCTTGTATATCTTCACCACAACTTCGCCCAATGAATACACTATTTGCAGCTGTAGTAGCAACACTTAATGCAGCCCTTCCTATTACAATATTATTTGCACCAGTAGTAATTGCATCTCCAGCATTAGCTCCTATGATAACTGAACCATCAGCATCAGTAATAGACATCCCAGCTTGATGTCCTATTGCAACTGTATGAGATGCAGCACCACCAGCAGAAAATGATTGGAAACCCATAGCAGTATTATATCCCTCATCGGTAACTGCATCTCCACACCAAGAACCTACAAAAGTATTATAACTTGCAGTTGTAATTGCCGACCCAGTAGATTTACCAATTACAGTATTGTGACTACCAGTTGTTATCGAATTTCCTGCATAAGAGCCAACTGAGGTATTATCATCGCCATCTGTGATTACTTTTAACGATTGATATCCTACCGCAACATTATTAGAGGCATCATTATCAGCAGCAGTACCTGTACCCTGCATTGCATAAGCACCTATAGCAGTATTAGTTGCACCTACTCCAATTTTTTCGTGAGCATAAGCACCCATTCCAGTATTACCACTAGCAGTAGTAGTTCCATATCCTGAGTAATACCCATAAAAAGCTGATGTTCCACCAGTTGTTAAACTTCTTCCACTTCCAGCTCCAACAAGTGTATTATATATACCAGCTGCTGTTTCTGTAATAGAATATCCTGATTGATGCCCTATTGCTATTGTGTAGCTTGAATGAGAAGCAACAAAACTTCCACTACTTTTTAAAGCATCTGTTCCGATTGCAACACAATGAGTAGCTGCTATACTTGTAGTAATACCATTCATTGCTCCATTACCTATTGCCACATTATATGTAGCGGTATCAGCTGCACCTAGCGCATTAAGTCCGATTGCTACATTATTTGTACCACTAGTAATTGCATCTCCTGAATTATGCCCTATTGCAATATTATCAGTACCAGTTGTTAATCCCGCTAAAGAACTTGTGCCTACTGCAACATTTTGACTACCAGTAGTAATAGCAGCAAGAGATGAAGAACCTATCGCAGTATTTCTACCAGTTCCAGTTGTAGCAGTAGAGTCATTACCATGCATCGCATTGTAACCAATAGCAGTATTGTCATCGGATGTTGTAATATTTGTACCTGATTGTTCTCCAATAAGTACATTTCTATCACCACCTGAAGCTAAATCAACTCCAGCTAGATTCCCAAAAACTGTATTATTATCACCACTATCATTATTACTAAGACTGATGCGAGAGTTAGAATCAAGTATCATTATTGCGGTTGCACCTTGACTTGTTAGAGCTGCACTTGTATTAGAATTATATCCAATTTTAAAAATTGCACCTGATGCTAATGTGTGAAGATTCCAACCAACATTTCCACTTGAAGATTCAATTAATATACTATCTTCCCAATTATTGCCTGCTTGTTTAACATGAAGAGTAGCTTTTGGGGCTACTCCGATACCAACATTACTATTCGTAGTATCTACAACAAATACATCTCCACCATCGGAATCTTTACGAACTAATAATGTTTCAGTACCAGTAGCATCAATTATCATTGATCCTTCAATGACATCGGTTACAGATACACTACTACTTCCAGTTACACTTAAATCACCATCTATGGCAATATCGCCACTTATATCACCGCCCTTACTTAGATCAGGAGTGACGGCACTCCCCATTCCACCAATCATTATATCTCCACGATCCGCACTGAACCAGTGCTGCTAGTTGTACTGTTGTGATTAAAATACACTGTATTGCCTAGTCCTCTAGGAACAGTGAAAAACATCATTGTTTCTTTGGGTACAATCATGTCATTGCTCGCATTCACACTTGTTTCACTGGCTGCAAAATTAAAATAAAGTGCAACACTGCTATACACTGCGATTGTTGCAGTGGTTGCCGCCAGGGAGACATGCACAGTGTTTGCAACATCTGCGCTACTTCCACTAGCCGCTGCTGAATTAACGGTCCATGTTCCACCAACAGTAGCGTTTAGTGCTTCCTGGACTGATCGTTTATGTAGGTTAGCCATATTTATTCCTCTTAATCAGTTGACATCATTCTATGTACAATTGCAAAATCGCCACTTGCAACAGTGACTGCTGACCATTGGCCATAAATGGTTTGTCCAGCTAAAATTGTAACAGATGATAATGAATCCCATACGTCTGTATCTACGCTTGTAGCCGAGACTACTGTATCAACAGATAGTGCAGTAATTGCACAGTATGTATGAGAGTTTACGGTTGCATCGGTGACATAATCATATCCACCACCGGCTGTGATGACATTTAATGCTTCTTGGGAAGTATATTTATGTAGGTTACTTGTTGCCATGTTTTCTCCATCTCTAAGGTATTAGCAGACCGTGAACGAGACATGATCAAGAATGTTACTTCTTAAACATCTTTTTCTTTTTCTTTGCTTCAGACTTTACAATCTTCGGCCCACCAAATTTGTTTTTCATTACTACATAACCGTCATTCACTAACTCTTGAGCTTTCTCGCGAGAGTCAACATGTACGGTATGGTTGTCTTTATTTAAAATTATCATAATAGTCTTTCATATATTGCACTGGGCGATGACAAAGCACCGCCCAGCATAGATTCCATACAGTTTACGGATTAAGGAATTCAATTCCTTTAACGTGACTTGCAGTAGTCACAACAGCACCATAAATGATGTCTGCTACAACTTTTGTACCGAGGTAGTCAACTGAGTATTCAGACTGGATTCTAATGTCTCTCTGAACTGCGACAGCAATTGCAGATTTATGCACCAGGTAACCAGCTTCAATTCCAGTTGAAGTCGTTGTTGGTATCAATGAAGATGTAAAAACTGGAATGCCAAAAAGCATACCTACGTTTCCACTATTCATCACTGAGTTTTCATTACCAAAACCAACACCAGCACTTGAACCAGCAGCAACGAATGCTTTTGAGTTCAATAGGTCAGCGTAGATCAATGGATTCACAAAGAACGCACATTCTTCTTTTGGAATATCGTTAGACAACAATGTTCCAATCGCAGTCTCAACATCAGCGTTGCTCATGCTATTATCAGCAGCAAGAGCTTGAGTTGTTCCAAGCGTTTGTAGAAGCGCTTCAATCTTTGTATCCACAGCTTTTGCAAGTGCATAACCCATAGACTGGGCATACTTATCAAAAAGCTGTTCGTTAGACTGAATCATTGCAATGTCTTCAAATCAAATGTTATTGTGAGCTTTTTATCTCACATCTCCGCATTTCTACGGAGTATCGGCATATCTTTTCTACTTAGTAAGTAGTCGCGGACTCGTGGCTGGATTATATCTTTTCACCAGCTATGCTCTGCCCCTGGTCACACTTTGTGTGATCTTCGGTTCGGATTGCCTTATGCTTTCGCACTTAGGTTTCCCGCTTAATTCCGCAATAATCATAATCATAATCGCTTATGAAAACGCCAATTCACTTAGCTTTGCAGCATATTTATGCTGATCAATTGCAAGGTCGATCTTTGTTTCTGTATTTACTGAATAAGCGACACCAGTATTCTCAGTCTTCGTAGAAGTAGCAACTTCTTGAATCGTAGGAATATGAAGCGTGTCGGATTTTCCTTGAACGAGACTACTATAGTCATCAAAGAAAGGCTTCAGTACTAGGTTTTTTTCAAAATAGCGGTAAATGCCATCGGACCATAGTTCAGGAATAAAGACATCAACATGTCCTGCTCCTGAAAGGTCACCACCAGCTGAACCCTGGGTTGCATCTCCACTAAAAGCGGTATAAGCCATTATAGCTCCTTATTTTAATTTCCGGCCCTTTTGTAGCCTGCGATAATTTTATCCCAATTGTTCTCTCTATCTTTTTTGCTCATCGTCGTCCAATCTTCTTGGACTTCGTTGACAGGAACGGCAGGATTATTAGCAATAGCTACTTTAGGCTGTTGAACAATTTTACCATGCAGCGCTCGAAGTTTTGCCATAGGCAAGTCTCCAAATGTCTCACGGTCTTCTATACTAAAATCATTAAGTATCTGCTCTCGCATATCGGCTTCTTCTTTCATTGCTCGTTCCACTACTGGCTCAAGCTCTGAAATCCTAGCAGCACGCTCTTCCGCAAGAGTTTGCCATTCTTTTTTGGCCTCTAACTCTTTGGTGCGTTGAACTTCTGCTTTCTTCTGCATTTCAGCAAGTTCTGCTTCTACTTTTTGACTTCGAGCCCTGTATTTCTTTGCATCTGCAATCAATTGTCCAACTTCAGGGTTAGTTGGTTGATCCTGCGTTTCTTTGGTCGCCACCTTTTGAGCAACAGCTCTTTCTACTGGTGGTTGCTCGACATATGGTTTGTCACCAGGTGCGTTCTGCACATTATCTTCAGACATACTGTCTCCTTTTTTTACACGTTTACCACGTGGCGTTTTTTAAGTTTTCTTGTATTTTTTGTTACAACATCAAAAAACATTTGGACCACAGCTTTTTCAGCATCAGGCCCTATCTTATTGTTCTTAACGATGACACGTGCCTTATCAGGACGCTTACTCATTTTTCTTCTTTTGCGCGAATTTCCAAATTTTCCCAGTTGGTTATCTTTTAATTTTTGAGCTTGGTGCTTCTCTTTTATTCCATATAAAATACCTAGCTCACCACCAGTAATAGCACTACGCATAAAATTAAATGCAGATAACATCGCGCCAGTTAGTGTTAGGTTTGGTGGGTCTACTTGTCTACTTTTTTGATTCTTAAATTTGCCTGCGGATTTATTCTTACGATAATTTTCTGTGTAGTCAGCAAATTTCTTACCTTGATAGTCTATACCTTGCTTAATCTGTTCTTTATGTGCTTTGACAATTTTCTTACCATGTACATCTAGGTCCTTTTTTGTAAAGCGTAATATTTTAAATAAATCAAGCATTACACTAATGGCTTCCACAAATGACGACAGTTAAATCCACCACGATCAAGAAATGCACCTTTCTGAGCTGTCTCTATTTCGCGTTTGGATAATGGTGACTCTAATAAGAAATATCTGCATATTGGGCGATTCTTCTTATCTCGTGGCCCAAAATATTCATATAATGTACTTTCAGGTAAGTCTTCTGACATTGTAGCAATCACACTTTGCTGATATGTGCCTAATGTGCTAGTGATAATTGTATCGATCCTGGGAACATCTCTACCCAAATTGCGTTTAATTAAAGCAGAGATATCGTTCTTATTTAATTTATTAGCAATGCCCTGAGTAATGCTCATTCTAACCGACTCTCCAATTGTACCACTTAACTTGACAATACTGGACCGTTGTACATTTTGCAATGCTAACAGCTTTGCTTCTGAGGTTGCACCAAAAAATGGCAGGTCATCCAATAGTCTTTCTGTGGCTACCATATACGCACTAATACCAGTAGATACACCTAAGTCTTCAACAAAATATGTTGCAATATCAATCGCTGCAATGAAAAGCAGGATTTCTTCTATTGTTAAACCCTCATCTTCGAGTTGATTTACATCTTTGACAAATTCATCACTTGCCGTTTCAATAGACTGCGTATATGCGTCTATCGCATCATCAAGAGCCGCCATTTTGTAGTCTGTTTAGTAGTCGGTTAACAGGTTGGTCTTCTTCTTGTGGTTGTTCTTGTACCCTGGCTTCAAACTCTGCACGTTGTTCAGGTGATGCATCAGGATTCATATAATCAAAATAATCTTGTTTAGTGGCCAAGCCTTGCTCAAAACGCCAACTCCATAGAGTAATTTCAGTGTCAGGCGTGAGGGCATAATTCGGTTCTAAGAAATCAACTGAATACTCTTCACCGACATCTACTCCTGCTTCTACACGTAAAATTTCTCTGTCGACCTTGTAGCGATGCTGCTCCCAGGGCCGCCAGGTGTCTTCTTTCTCTCCAGTAGTGATATCGCGAGCTTCCATCTCTAAAATAGATAAACTTGCTGCTGACGGCGCATTTCCTGCGTCATCGCGTGCATACTTGGCTCTGATATGGTTGTTGTTTAGTGTAGACTCAACAAAAAATCTTGTCGCATCTACAATCTCAGCTAAAGAGCCACCACTGTTGGTTACCCCAAAGTTTGCACCCTCGGGTAAATATAAAATCTTATCTGTACCTATAGATATCCTACTTGCATCATCGACACCAGCAACAAACTTAATTCCCATTGCACCATAGCGTACTGCAATTTCTAACTCTAGCATTGCAACATTAAGTGCTAAATCTGCTTTAGCAATGTCCATTGCATTTTTAACGCTGTTAAAATCTCGTATCGGTGGATAGCGATGTGTAAAAGATACTGGCAGTACACCATATGGATTAATATCTGAATCATTAACACTTACTTTATGTCCATGCTCATCTAATAAATAATGCTCTCCCTGATATCCTGGACGAGATTCGGTCCATACAGCATGAAGTGGTGTTTGACTTCTTGCATTACCCTGATATTCTATAGGATAGCATACACCAATTGGTTTATCTCTACTATCTCCAGCAAGAAACAATGGTTCAAAGTGAGAAAGTATCTCATATTCAAGTTTTTGCTCCAGCTCATTCCATTTAGAGCGAAATGCCATTGAACCTAACAAGAATGTTAGTCTTTCAAGTAGCCTGCGCTGCGAGTTTAGACTGTGGACATTCACGGAGGCATGGTAGGTGTCCGAAGCGCGCATTCTTGGGGGGCGCTTATACGTCATTGACCTAACAGCGCAGACTCTTTGCGTAATGTTAGAATTTATGATTGGCGCTTGTGTTAATGTTTCTTTGCTAAAGTATTGCGCGATATAACCCTCAATATTGATACCCTCGTACCAGTCCATGAGATAGTCGCGCTCGCGTACACGAGCATCCTCTATGTAACGTAATTTTTTCTTTAATGCATCTGCTACCGCACCTTGCGATAAATCAGGAATTGTAACCATATATTTTTACCAATCTATTACACCAGCCATTCTACTCTTTATAGGAAAAAGATTACAAATCAAGTAGCGCATAGCATCATTTATGTGATCATGCACTCCATCTTTGAGTGGTTCTTCCTTAATTGTCTGCTCTGCTTTGTTCTCAGGATAGCGATAATTCTCATAACTCTGTATTGAACCTTTGCACTTGCTAGATACAAAAAAATGTGAATCTCCATTTGCATCTTCAAACCATCGACGCACATGAGATACGCCATTTACAACATTCCTGGTCATTGCATCTTTTCTGAATCTTACACGCATGCCTTTGCGCCAAAAAATCTGTATATCACTAATGCCTGACTGACTACTTCTACCACCACCAGCCGGATCGCCGAAATAACCAACAACATTGTATGGTTTTTTACGGACCATCTCAGCTAAATCCTCTGTTTTAACATTTTCTACCATTGCTATTTCGTCAATTTGATAGATAGTTGGTAATGGCTTGGTCTTAAAGTCGATTTGCACCCATACACATGCTGGCCGCCTGAAACCGAAGTCGATGCTGCAATATGTTGGCAAGTTGGGATTGTATTTAAGGTCTTTCTTGGTGTGTATAGCATCGGAGTATGGGTAACATTTTCCTGAGAAAGAGGTAAATTGTGCTTCGTATTCTTGCTTGTATGTTTCACTTGTTAACTCCTTTTTTAAGTCTTCTATGTGATCTTTAAAGAATGGCGACTCACTGCTTGGATGTTGCCAGCTTTCCCAGTCAGGAAATTTCTCATCACTACCCCTGGACCAAATCTTATACCACCAATTGAAACCTCTTGGCGTGGATACCATCAAGCACCAGCCTTGCCTATCGGATAGTGTTGGGCGCAGGTATTGTTCCCATATCAATCTATTTGAAAGCGCTGCGGCTTCATCAATAACTAGATAATCAACGCCCTCGCCGATCAAAGATTCAGGTGAGTCTGCTGATTTAACAGACAGCTCCGAGTTAAGGCCAGCAAGTTTTATATAATATAGATCACCATTAACCTCTTTCTTGTTGGCAATAGGCAATTTGAGCTTGACCATGATATCTTCTTTTAAAATACGTGCAATCTTTTGCGATAGGTTATAGCTTGGTGATACGATCCAGCCACGTGTGTTTGGCGTTAAAAGCCAGGGGAGTATCTCGTATGCTGCACTGTAGGATTTGCCGGAGCGCCTGCCCTGGCAATTAATGCGAAATCTTTTTTTACTGTTGTGTATACTAAGCTGTTGCGGAGTCGGTTTGTACCCCACCAGCTTCCACAATTTCTCTTTGTGAGTTATCTGCTGGATCATCCATTGGGTTACCTTGAAACCCTACTTCTTTTAGTACTGTTTCCAGGTTGCCGGTCATATCGACTTGTGATTTGTCTGTTTGATTTAAATAATTCTTTCCTAAGAAGATTAAAAGTGCCGTGTTACCTTGCCCAGCATGCTTCCATTGTAACTGGCGCAGTGAGAGTTTCATTTCTTCTTTGCCCTGCTCATATTCCATTCTAAAGCGCTCACGGATCACTTTCTCAGAGCAGCCAAAGTATTTTCCAATCTCAATGTACGTACATCCAAAGCTTGAAAGCATTTTGACCTTTTCGGCTGGTATATCGTGTTTGTTTGCCATCACTTATACCTCATTCGACGACATAAACAGCTTACTGCACTTTGCCATGGTCCGTAGCCAGTAGGTCTTAGCACTACTTTCGCTGATGCCGAGCGCGTCTGCTATGATGGGGAATGTGTGTTGCATAATACGCATTTTAAATACCTGTCTTTCTCTTGGGGATAGCTCGTCGTATAGGTCGTGTGCTGCAAGCTGTAACCAGCGATGTTCTTCTTCGATGAAAGCGCTTTGGAAGATAGCCATCTTCTTTGCATAATCCTTTGCTCTAGTGACGGCCCTGACTAAGCGTTCCGCATCTGCGTCTGTCAGTTCAACCCAATTCATGTAGCGCTAATGTACGTAGTGCAGAGTGTTCACAAAAAGAAAAAAAATTTTTAGGGAGTGACTACGTAGAACCGTGGCCGGTGTCCTTGTGGCACTGGGCCTGGTAAAATTGTTAATAAGATACGGATTATTAAACCGTTGCTTCACGTCGATACATTGCAATATGTAACACACTGTAACACATTGTAACACGTAAACATGTACGACGTTACAGTTCTATTTTAACCAAGTCTATTACAATATTACTTTTGAATGAGTGTTCACAAATATATAGTTTTATCCATGCATAACAGTTAAATTTATACGTTAATTATAAACAAACTGTGAGAGGTTAGAATATGAATAAATACATTACGCATTTATCAAGAATATCAAGTAATAGCAAGGTCGGACCTATACCGGTTAGCACAACGGAAGCGTCAACGTGTCCGCCGTCATGTCCGTTTATTGATGCCGGTTGCTATGCTAAAACCGGTCCGGTGTCGTGGCATTGGAACAAGGTAACAAACGGCTTACGCGGTGACACATTCAAAGAGTTTTTGAATAAAATAAAAGCGCTCCCAAAAGGCCAACTATGGCGACATAATCAGGCTGGTGATTTACCCGGTAATAATGAGCGTTTAGACGGTGACGCATGCGAACAATTAACCGCAGCAAACAAGAACAAGCGCGGTTTTACTTACACGCATTACGACCCAAAAAAGAACGGCAACGGCGTTATCATCAAAGCAATGAACAAGGCCGGGTTTACTGTGAATTTATCCGGCAATAATATTGAGCATGCTTTAGAATTAAGCGCGCTAA